GGCGAGGGGGCGAGCAGCTGCGCATAGTCGAACTCAACCTTGCGCGTCCCGGCGATCAACCGCGACAGCCGCTGCTCGATCCGGGTCGTCCAGGGCTGCAGCGTGTAGCGGGCCAGGCCGCGGTTCTGCTCCTCGATGCCCGTGCCCCAGCTGGTCGACTTCTCGGTCTGGCCGAGCAGGTGCGGCGGCACGCCGAACCAGCGCCCGATCTCCTCCACGTTGAACGTGCGCGACTGCAGGAACTGGGCATCGGCCGCCGAGAGCATCCACGGCTGGAACTTCAGCCGCCGGTTGATGACCGCGATCGCGCCCGCGTTCTCGGGCCCGGTCATGGCCGCGTTCACGGTCTCCTTGACGACCTTGGCCTCGTCCGGGTCCAGGTCCTCGTCCTCGGGCGTGACCAGCCCGGCGACCATGGCGCCCGAGGTGAACATCTGGTGCGCGGCCCGCTCGCCCGCCCGCGCGGCCTGCAGGCCCATCCGGGCCAGCGCGATCAGCGACAGTCCCTGGATGCCGTCCAGGGACAGGCCGGGGATGTGGGTGAGCTCGCGGGAGGTCATGGTGACCGCCTCGCCGTCGTCCAGCCGTACCCGGTAGATCCGCCCGGACGGCTCCTCGGGCGCGCACTCGACCGTGACCGCGGTCGGCTGCAGCAGGTTGAGCCCGACCAGGGCGCCGTTGCGGTTGTAGACGTGCTGGGCGTAGGCGTTGCCGTGCAGCAGCAGGCAGACCGCGGCGAACTCTTTCCACTCGAACGGCGTATGCACGTCCAGGCCGGGGCTGTCCAGGAACGAGGCCACCCGTTTCTGCATGCCGTCGCGGCCGGGCTGCAGCGTGCGCAGCGGCAGTGCGGCCAGGGTGCCGGACACTAGCGAGACAGCGCGGAAGACCGCGGACACGGACATGGCCGTGACGTCGGTGACCGGCGCGGGCTCACTGCCGCCGATGCCGAGCGCGCGCAGGAACGAGACCGAGAACGGGTCCGTGGGGACGGCGTTGTGCGGCTCATCGCGCCCGGGGCGCTTGAAAGGCCACACCACGATTCGGGATAGTACGCATACACGTGTACACATGCGCACATCGGCATGTGCTTACGTGCGGGATGAGGTAACGAATGGGTCTCAAGGACTCTGTTCAGGCGGGCCTGGACCAGCTAGAGCCGCTCGACGTCCGCGACCGGGCCGTCGCCGACCTCGCCCTGCTGTATGCCGCCCACCTCGACGACAGCGGCGAGTGGGCGGACAAGCTACGCGACCCGCTCGCCGAGCTCGGGCCCAAGCTCCTGGCCGCCCTGGCGGCCCTGCAGATGACCCCGGCCGCCCGCAAAGCCGTCATGGCGGGCGGCGCCGAGGCCAAGCCCGTCCAGTCACCCCTGGATGAGCTGAGGGCGCGACGAGCGGGGCGCGGGGTGTCGTGATGCCCACCTGTCCCCACGGGAAGACCGGCCACTGCGAGCAATGCCCGTGACCGCGGCCCTGGACGAGGCGCCCCTCGTGCGCGGCTCGACAACGCCGAGAGTGTGGACGCCGCCACTAATTGAGGGGCCGCCGGGCGGCTGCGAGTGCGGGTGCGCGCTCACGCCCGAGACCAGCTACGGCTGGGACGTCATCGACTTCGCTCGCGACGTGCTCGACACGCCGCTGGACCCGTGGCAGCGCTGGCTGGTCATCCACGCGGGCGAGCTGCTGCCCGACGGGCGGCCCCGCTTCCGCACCGTGCTGGCCATCGTCGCCCGCCAACAGGGCAAGTCGCTGCTCATGCGGGTGCTCATCCTGTTCTGGATGTTCGTCGAGCAGTGGCCCATGACCCTGGCCACCTCGACCGACCGCAGCTACGCCAAGGCTGCCTGGGCGGCCACCTGCGAGATAGCCAAGGACAACCCCTACCTGTCCGCGGAGCTACCCGCGCGGCCGCAAACGCTGCAGGTCGGCGAGGAAGAGTTCCGCAACCTGCACGGGGCCAAGTACCGGTTCGCCGCGGTCAACCGGCGCGCGGGCCGCTCGCTCACCATCAACCGGCTGGTGCTCGACGAGATCCGAGAACACGTCAACTTCGAGGCCTGGGGCGCGTCCACCAACGCCATGAACGCCGTACCGACGGCGCAGTGCCTGGCCGTGTCCAACCAGGGCGACGACACGTCCGTGGTCCTGGACGACTTGCGCAACGGCGCGCTGAGCCACCTGGAGAACGGGGACGGGGACCCGCGGCTGGGCCTGTTCGAGTGGTCGGCGCCCGCAGGCTCGGACCCGTGCGACCTGCGCGCACTCGCGTGCTCGAACCCCAACCTCGGCAACCGCACGGACGCAGACACGCTCCTGGGCGCAGCCCGCCGCGCGGTCAAAGCCGGGGGCGAGCAACTGACCTCGTTCCTGACCGAGGTCATGTGCATCCGCGTGGACAAGCTCGACCCGGCGTTCGACGCAACCGCCTGGGACGAGTGCGGCACCGACGCCCCGATCGACCTCGCCGGGCATCGTCGGGCCACCGCGCTGTGCCTGGACGTGTCCCTGGATGGCTCGCACGCCACGCTGGTGGCCGCAGCCATGGTCGAGGGCCTGCTGCGGCTGGAGGTCGTGGCCCAGTGGGACGGGCAGGGCTGCACCCGCCAACTCCGCGAGCAGCTGCCCGGCATCGTCGCGAGGGTCAAGCCCTACTCGATCGGCTGGCTGCCCAACGGGCCCGCGGCCGCGATCCACGGCGAGCTTGCCAGCCGCAACCGAGAGCGCACGTGGCCGCCGCGACGGGTAAAAACGGAGGAAATCCGGCGCGATTTCACGGCCGTGTGTATGGGGCTGAGCGAGCTGGTCAGCTCGCGGCAGGTGCGACACCCGAAAGACCCGCTGCTGGACGCACACATCCGCGGATCGGGCAAATTGCCGCGCGCGGACGGCTGGATTCTGGATCGGCGCGGAGTCGGGCCCATCGATGCGGCTTATGCGGCGGCCGGGGCCGCGCACCTGGCGCGCACGATGCCGCCCCCGCCGCGCCCACTCACCGCCCTGTAAATGGTGCGTACTCTACCACGCAAGAATGCACGGTTGAATGCGTGATTACGCCGTGTAATGGTCCATTTAATTACCATTCCGGGGCCCATTTCTAGCGATTTCGGCCCACAAGGCTCTGACCTGCGGGTTTGCAAACGCCCAGGTCGGTCACGGAAAAAAAGAGACATTTGCGGCGGTGTCCGTCCGGGGGGTCTGGCAACTTTCGACCCGCCCCCCGTCACCCTCTGTGCACATGAATGTTAACTATCCCATGCATGATCATATCAATTCGCATTGTGTATTGTTGAATCAATTCATTGTATTGTTCATTGCATTACTCATTCATTGAATGCGCATAGCATGTACACATACACATCACCATCTACTGATGCGCTTATGCATTGGTGTACTGCTACTAGTATTACTACTACCATTACGCGTACGTGTAGGATCACCTATATGTAGATTGCAATTAGCACAACTACCTACAATGTACCTGACATCATCCCCTGTTACCGCACGCCCATGGGTGTGATGGGCATGGGTGGCTATACGCGTACATACGTGCGCGCGCGTAGAAGCCTTATCGCACCAACCGTCTTTATGTGCAAGGCATTGATAGGAATCGCGCTCCAGCACGTATTGGCGCTTTTTCCGCCATCTACGCGTAGAGCCCTTTTCCCAGTTCCGGCTCACGCGGCCCGAGTGGCCGCTGCTGCCAGGATGCGGAGCGCTGGCTCCCACCGGATGGCGAACGCCTCCGAGGACGGCACGCGGTCGAATCCGGAGCGCTCCAGCCTCGCCAGAAGGTCCCGTTCGGCGACGGCCGAGGCGGGGACCGCAACCCACGCGGCCACGAACTCGACCCCGAGGTGACGCGCAGCCCGATTGTGCGAGGTAAGCCGACCTGCGAGGTTGCGAGAGTGGCCGAACTTGACCCGGTCGTCGGATACCCGGACGGCGTACAGGCCCGCCACGTCCGGGGCCGGTAATCCTTCGCTCGCCAGCTGGACCATCACGCAGCCGCGAGGCCCAACCGGCGACAGCCGCAGCGGCACGCTCCGCGCTCCCACGGCCGAGCTGCGCGCGGCGGCTCGTACTCGTACACGGGCATGCCCGCGATCGCGTCCGAGGTCAGATGGGGGCCGCGCAGGGTGACCCGCTCGGTGAGGACGTAACGCCCGCCGCTGAGTACGCACGGGCGCTCCAGCGGCGCCGCGTCGGGGTCGACCGGGACGGTCAGGCCGTCGCCGGGACCACCGGCCAGGTACGCGGTCACGGTGCCCATCGTGCTGCCTCTCGTCGAGCGGCCCGGCGAGCTCGCAGCGCCTGCCAGGCCAGGTAGATGCCCGCGCGCAGCTCGGCGGGCGAGGGCTTGAACACCCACACGGCCGACACCCACAGGATCGCGGCCACGGTCGCGATCTTCACCGGCCTGCCATCTCGGCCAGGACGCGGTCGGTGCGCGCGGAGCCGCCGAGGATCTGGCGCACGTTCGCGGTGGTGACCAGGCCGCCGCGGGACTCGTCGGCGCGGTCGCAGGCGCGCAGCAGCTCGGCGAGGCGGTCCAGGACGGGGTCCAGGTCACCGAACACGGGCGGGTCTCCTCGGTGGGGCGAGGGGGCCGCGCCAACCAGGTGCGGGGCCGGTTGGCGCGGCTGTCGTGGGGACGTCCTCGCGAGGTTGCCGCAGATCACTGTCTCAGTCCAGAGACGATGCTTGACCGGGCAAGTGATCTATGCCAGAGCAACGTCGGGACGGGTTGGACGTCGTGATCGCGAGCGCCTCGCCGCGGAGCTTAGCGGCTCGTGATCACGTGGGCACGACGGCACGTGTACACGTGTGGCGCCCGTCTTGGCCGCCCGGTCAAAAACCGGCTGAGAGCGCCCAGGACGCCCGCGGGGTTCCCGTCCTACGCACCCGGCCCCGTTCGCGGCTCCTGGTGGACGCTGGCCGGTCGGATCGGCCGTTCCCACGCCAGCTGGTCGAACCCGGACGCGAGCACGTACCCGGCCACGGCCACGGACGCGAGCACGGCCGCGAGCCAGGCGAGGTCAGCCCGGCGAGTGGATCGGTGCACGTGCCGATGTGTACACGTCACGGTCGCGGTCGCGGGCCGCCCCGTGAGGAGACAGCGCCCGCGACCCGGACCGGACCCGCCTCGCCTGACGGGTGGGCCCACTGTCCGGCCCGAGACGCGCCGCAGTGAAGGCGGCACGTCCGCGGGCAGGCTAGCGGTCGGCGAGGTGCGCCGACTCCAGGCGCTCACCTCGGCCGCGTTCGTGGTCTTGTTCCTGCCTTTATTTGATCTTGCTAGGCCTCGGACGGACCGACAGACGACGACAGGCCCCCCTTTAAAGGGGCCGTCGTCTGTCGTCCGGCCCCGCGAGCGGTGTCGTCCGGTGTCGTCCGGCGTCCTCCGGTGCAGGTAGATGCGTCGTCCGGCGTCGTCCGGCGTCGTCCGGGCCCGTCGTCCGGGCCGTCGTCCGGCAAGATCACGGACGACACAAATGTCGTCCGGACATTCCTGGACAGTTGGCGACATATCAGGCATCCCACGCGGACGCGTCCGGGGCGTTCTCGTGCCCCTCCGCGGGCTGGTCGTCGTCAGGACGCGCCACCCACCGATGGGCGCCCTGCTCCCCACCGGACGGGCTCACGGACTCCAGACGGCCGAGCGCCAGCAACGCGTCCCACGCCTTCACCAGAGCCGCGTGCCGGGCCTTGCGGCCCTCCCGGTCGCGTCCGTCGTTAAGCATTCCGACGGCCTGCGAGCGGGTGAGGCCCGAGCCGCGGCCGCGGTCCATGAACAGCTGCGCCATCCGCCCCACATCGGGCGCACCCTTGGTTGTCCGCTTCCCGTCTACGACCGCGCCATGGGTCGCGTACTCGGCCACGTCCTGAGGAACCGGGGCGTTCATCCATGCCCGCGGGTCGGTGTCGAACTGGGTCAAGGCGGCGACCTCGTCCGCGTCCACGGTCACGCACACGGCGGGGTCCGGGGTGCCGGGCCGCAGTCCGGGCACGTCCTTGACCGCGCGGAGCCGGTAGGACCAGCTGGCGCCCGGCTCTGCGGCCTTGTTGCGAGTCACCTCGGCCGTGGCCACCCCGTTGTCCATGGTCACGCGGACCTCGGTGTCCGAGGCGCCCTCGCCCGCGTTGGAGCCCCGGCGACGGGATGTATCGCCGAGCCCGGTGTGATCCACCAGTAGCACGCACGCGCGCCCGGACGCGTTCCTGATCGCGTCCATGGCCCGGTTCAGGACGCCGTTGTCCCCGGCGTCGTTCTCGTTCCCGACCATCATCCGGTTCTTTGTGTCCAAGATGATCAGAGCGGGCGCGTCGCGCTCGACGTGGACCAGGTACTCGGCCACGCCCTCGGGCGTCAGCAGGATGCCTTGCGGGATGACCGTCAGCCATTCCTGCAGCTGGTCGTGGTCGAGGTCGGGTGCGAAGTGGTGCAGCCATCCCAGCGCGCGCACCGTGTTGACCGCCTGGCCCTCGGCCATGACGTAGTGCACGCGGTGGCGCCCGAGCGGCTTACCGCGCCATGGGCGGCCCGTGGCCAGGCACAGCGCGAGGTCGAGCACGAAGAACGATTTCGTACCGCCCGGCGGCCCGAACACGCACGCGGACGAGTTCACCATCAGCATGTCCGGCACCAGGTACTCGGGCGTGGGCGCGCGCAGGAACGCGAGCCCGTCCAGGACGCGCAGCGGCTCGCGGTCCTCGGCGTCCACTACTCGCCGGGCGGTCCGCCTGCGCCGCTCGCGTTTGATGTCCTTGTCGAGTTCCCTGGCCTCGTATTCAGCGGCCTTAGCGTCCGGGTCGTACCCGTCTTCACCAGGCGCGACGTCCCACGTTCCGCCATTCGTGGACGTGATCGGATTAGGCTGTTCGTATGAAGATCCCTGAACGTGATCATGAACGGAGGCGGGCTGTTCGGGATCTTCGGTAGGGCCCGGCGACACCAGCCCGCCCACCGGCTGAGGCTCGGGAACCCGCCACCGCTCCAGCCGCGGCCCGTCCGCGAGCGCCGCCCGCATGTCCGCCAGGTTCTCGGGCCACACGCTGTCGCCCCACAGCGACCGGTGCGCGTCCATGAGTATGGCCAGCGCGCGCGGCTGGTCCAGAAAGCCCTGCTCGACCGCGCGCCCGAGCAGCAGCCCGGCGCCCATGAGCTTGGCCCGGTACCCGCCCGCGTTGCGGTCGTGGTCGCGGATGGCCTGCACGGCCTCGGCCACGACCCGCTGCTGCCACTCCTCGTCATGCGGAACGATCCGGCCATCGGTGGGCCGGTCTGCGGGCGCGGCCCGGCCGTGGTCGGCGAACCGGTCGAGCACCACGGGCGGAGTGAAGGGCAGGTCCTCGAGCTTGACCAGATCGGCCAGGCACTCGTAGTGACCTGGCTCGCCGACCACGTACGCGCCCGCGGCGAAGAAGAGGCCGCTGCGGTTGCGGGTGTCGACGCCTTTCCCGAACGTTTTCCCGGCCTCCTGGGGTAGTCCGCGGTCGGGGTTCGCGCGCCAGATGAGGTGCACGCCGCCCGAGGGCGTGGCTTGGGTGAACGCGGACCCGGGCAGGCCTTGCGCGTTCCACCACTCGACCGCGTCCACGCCGAGCTCGGGTTTCACGTCGAGGTCCACGCCCTCGATCCCGTTCGCGCCGCCGCCGAGGGCAAACGACGTGTCGGGGTGGTCGACCCACCACTGGCGGATCAGCTCGGGGTCGTTGCTCCAGGCGCCCTCGTGCCTCCATCCCTTGTGGAACCGGGCGCCTTTCTTGCCCGAGGGCAGGCGTGTGATCGTGACCGGGGTGAGCCGGTAGCCGTGCTCGGCCAGTCGGATGGCTTCGGCGAGGGCGCGGGCGGCCTGGTCATTCACGGACGGTCACCGCCCGGTTGAAGCCGATCGGGCTACACGACACGCCGTGTGGTGGCCCTTGCTTTAGCATTCGCCAGACCTGTCTCTCGTGGTTCGCGACGTCGGGGGGTGGGTCATCTGCTGGGCTCGGCCGGGGGCGTCGTGGGGACATCTCTGGCCGAGTCCGGTGACTGTGCTACGGCTGCTCGGGCCCGTATGCGTCCAGGAGGGCGCGAGCCATGTCCTCGGCCGTGCACCCCGGCCCGGCCTTGACCGCGTCGGCGAGGGTCCCGAGTGCGAACGCAGCGCCCGCCTGGAGGATCGAGTCTTTCGCCACGGCCTCGCTTTCGATCTCGCGGACGGCCTCGATCAGAGCGGCGGCCGAAGGTGGGCGGGCCCTGGTGGTCGTGCTTGCGGGCCCGTACGCGTCCAGGACCGCGTTCTCGGCCGCCGCGTCGTGCTCGTTGTCCTCGTACGCGACCGGCCACACCCTGCCGCCCGAGTTCGCGGCCCAGCCCCGCGCGGCCTCGAGGGACGAGAACGAGTAGGCAACGGTCGAGCCCTTGAGCGTGCCGACGTAGGGGACGTGCTCGCCGCGGTACGCGAAGCGTTCCATCACTCGACCTCCCGTCCGTCGAGGGTGCGCAGGACCAGGCCCGCCATGTCGATCGCGGTCGCGGTGCCTGTGTAGCCCGCTTGCACGTCCGTGCACAGCTTCCGCACGCGCTCGACCGCGGCCGCGGCGCGGTCCGCGTCCGCACGGCCCGACGCCCGGACAATGCAGGCGACACACAACCGGCTACGCTCCGCGTCGACCTCGGCGCGCCAGAACGCGGCCTCGGCGTCGAGCGTCCGCAGCCTGGCGACGATCACATCCGCCCCGCTGTCCACGATGTCACGCGCCTCGTCGAGTTCCATCAGGACACCTTCCGTTCGGGCAGCACGCGCGCGGACGCGAACACGCCCCGGATCAGCGCGACGCTTTCGCGCTCGATCGCGGGCACGAGCACGTCCACGGTCTCGTCCGGATTGCGTGCCGCGGTGAACTCCACGCCCCCGCGTGAGACCGTGATGCGTAGCCCTGACTCGACCTTGTTCACGTGCCACGTATTGCCGCGCGGGTCCAGGACCCAGTCCCCGGCCACGACCTTGGACCAGGTCATGGACACGACCACGGGCGCGTCCGCGGGCGGGTTGGCGGGCCGGACGTTGACCGTGCCGCCCTCGACGGGGCGCTGCGGGGCGAACCAGGTCACGGGCTGGGCGTTCATAGCTCACTCTCCAGAGTCAGGATGATGTCGCCGTCCTTGTCCACGTCCACGCGCATGACGCCGGACGTGTAGGGCTCGTCGGGGTACTTGGCGAACAGGCGGGCGCCGATCTCGGGCGGGTTGTGGTCGAGCTGCTGCAGGAACTCGGCGAAGGTCACGAGGGCCGCCGCGCCATGGCGATGGCCAGCTCGCCGAACGCGTGGCCGAGGGCCTCGAACGCGCGGCCTATGGCCAGCATGTTGCGCTGAGCCTGCTCCATGTAGGCCTCGATCGTGCGCCGGGCGTGCTCGGCTTGCTCGATGTTCGTCATGCTGCTGTCTCCTCGATCGCGTACGGGACCGCGCGCCAGCTCGGGTCGGCGACGGCGGCTTTGAGTGCGGTGGCGCTGATGCGCGCGGGGAACGTGCCGACGCCGAGCGGGCCCACGCGCCAGCGCCAGCCCTCGTCGAAGCTCCAGCCCAGCGTCCACTCCTTCGCCCCGGCTTTGCCGCGGGCGGCCATCTGGTCGCAGATCCAGATCCCGACCGCGCACCGGCCGTCGGGGTGGGCGAACCGGACGTAGGCGATGGCTGCGGCGAGGTAGCCCGCGGCGCGGCGCTCGAACGCGTACGGGACCGCGCCCGAGGGCGCGTACCAGCACGAGGTTCGCCACGGGTCGACGGCGGCGTCGCGCACGGTCATGGCCGCTCGTGGCATTTCACCGGGACGGGCGCGCCGCGCTGGTCCGGCCGGGGTGGGCCATTCGCCGGGTTCGCGTAGCCGCGCGAGGCGGTTGGCCCGTTCGGCTGGGCCCTCTCCGCGCGTTGTGGACAGCTCGCCGCGCGTGGCGGATAGGTCCGGTTCGGACGGTTCGCCCATACGGGGTGAACGTTCAAGTTCTGGTGAACGGGAGGTAACGGGGCCCGAGTTAGAGTCGAGTCCAGCCGTGCCCCGTCCCCACGACGCGATGCGCTCCCCGAACGGCCCGGCCGCCCCCAACGGCTCGGGTTTCGGGAGCGCGTCGGATTGCGAGCTGGTCATGATTCTGCGTCGCCTGCACTGTCCGGGCGTCGGGTCAGGGTCTCCATAGGGACCCCGAACGCGTGCGCGACCAGCTCCAGTTCGCGGGCTGACCAGACGGCGGCCGAGCGGGGGTTGGCGCGCATGCGGCGCCGGATGGCTTCGAGTTTCATGCCGGTGCGGATGGCGAGGTCGGACTGCGACCAGCGGCGGCGCGCGAGCTCGGCCGCGATGTTGCTGGAGTACCGCGCGGAGGCGGCGCGCTCGTGGTCGGACTTGGTCATGGGTGCTTCTCCGAGTAGGGCTGGCATGGAGCGGACATTACAGCGCACCTTGCCGCTTCACCAACTTTTCCTGCCGCACGTTGCGCGTTTCCTGCCGCACAGGGTACGTTCTGAGTTGCACGCGTTCCGGTCCCCACGGCCGGGACATGTCCCCATGAAAGAGGTTCAACCGATGGCCCTTCAGTCGCCTGCGGGCGGTTTCTACGAGTTCGACCAGGCCTGCAACGCAGGCGCGCTGGTCGCCTTCCACGTGCTGGAGCACTGCCCGCGCGAGACCATCACCAGCCGTAAGTCCGGCCGTAGCTCCGAGGTCGACCCGGTGCGCGCGGACATCGTGATCCTCGAAGGCGGCACGAACCCGGCCCTGGCCCGCACCGTGGTGCGCGGCGAGAAGATCATCGGCCGGGGCATCGTGAACAGCCTGCGCCGGGTGCGCGTCGGCAACGACGGCATCTTCCGCATGGCCTGGGGCGAGTCCGACTCGGGCCCGTACCCGCAGGCCAACGCGGTCAGCGAGCAGGATCTGGCGTTCGCCACGAACGTGTTCAACCGGACCAACCAGGACCCGTACACGGCCGCCGAGCAGGCGCAGCCCGCGGCCCCGGCCGCGCTCCAGTCCCCGCCCTCGCCCCCGGCGCAGCCCGCGGGCCCGACGCCCGAGCAGCTGGCCTACCAGGCCCAGCAGGCCGCCGCCGCGCAATTGGCCGCGCAGCAGGCGCAGCAGCTGGCCGCGCAGCAGGCCGCAGCGGTCCAGCCTGCTGCCGCGGCCCCGTGGCAGACCGGCGGCGAGGGCGGGAACGCGGCCCCGCCGGTCGGTGGCCCGCAGGGTCCGCAGTGGGACCCGAACGCCCAGCCTGCCGCGCCGCAGCCGGTCGCGGCCAATGGGGCGGCCCCGGCCGCCGGTCCGCTCTGGTGATGGACGCCCCGACGCTCGACCCGCGCACGGTGGCCTGGTTGGCGATCGCGACCGTGTTCGGCGCGCTGCTGGTGGCGTTCACCTCGGCGCGCCCGGCCACGCCGCTGCCCGAGTGCACGTGCGGGCACGACGCCCGGGCGCACGAGCACTTCCGCAAGGGCACCGAGTGCGCGTTCTGCAAGCCGTGGAAGACCAGCGAGCCGTGCCTGGCCTATGAGCCCAAGCGCTACCCCGGGCAGGCCCGCGGGGTGGATGAGGCATTGGCCGCGGAGTTCGTCCAGGCGCTGGCCTCTGGGCTGCTCGCCGACGCGCACGCAGCGGCCACTCGATGACGTCGGTCGGGCCGGGTGAGACAAAAGCGTCTCCCGGGCTGGACGCCTGGGCCCCGGCCCGACCGATTCCCAACCTTGCGGCGCGTTTGGTGCCCCAGCGCGCGCCGCTACCCCGAGCGCGGACGAGGGCTCGACCCCTCTGGTCCTCGTCCGCGCTCGCCCCCAACCGTGAGGACATGATCGTGAGTGTCATCGATACCACTCCCAGGACCATCACCGTGCTGCACCGCGTCGCCGCGATGCTGGCCTACCTGGACCAGGCCGCCGCCGGTGCCGCGACCGTGGTCCCCATCGGCGAGGTGCGCCGCCTACTGGTCGGCGACCTGGACAAGCCCCAGCTGGTGGCCGTGCCCGTGGCCGAGGCCGCGTGGCTGCGCAAGGTCGCGGACGCGGCCGAGGTCGTGCCCGCGGCGTTCGGCGACCGGGACGCGGCCGTACACCAGCTGCGCCAGGCCCTCGACGCCCGCCCGCGCGACCGGCAGGAGATGGCGTCATGAATGTCGACGCCACGGTCGCCACCCTGCAAGCCCGGCTGGCCGAGGCGCACCGGGCCGCGCACGCCAACGCGCAACGAGTCCTCGAGCTGGAGGCGGAGTTGTCGCGGACGGCGCCGGTCGCGGCCGCGGCTCACGCCTACTGCGCGGACCCATCGGAGTTGTCCCGCTACCAAGCCCTCCTCGCCGCGCACCGGGCCACAACCCCGTCCCCTACCCCGCCCACGCACACGGTCGTGGCCGTGGCCGAGCTGGAGCGGTTACGTGCCGCAGCTGGCGAGCTGGGAGCCGACGGCCCGGGGTGGGCCGAGGATGACGCCCGCAACGCCGAGATGGGGTTGTGATGCGCCGCGCCCTGCTCGTGCTCGCCGCCCTGTACGCGGCCTTGTGCGTGGCCGTGCTCGGTCTGCGCTGGGCCACCCGCTCGGCGCAGCTGCACGCGATCGAGGGGGCGTGATGGGTGCGACGGTGACTGAGCGGATCACGTCCGAGATCTCTCGGCAGGGTCGGTTCAAGCGTGGCGTGGCCGAGCTGGCGGGGATCAACCCGTCCACGTTCTACACCCGGTGTGCGCGCGATGACTGGCGCACCGGCGAGTTGCGGCGTCTGGCCCGGGTGTTGCAGGTGCGGTTCGAGACCTTGGCGGGTGCGTGATGGCGCTGCAGACGGTGAGCCAACCGGCGAAGAACGCCCCGCGCGACCGCTGGGACGACCGCGACCTGATCCCGGTCGAGATCGAGCGCGACCGCTGGGACCGGCCGCTGATCGTGCCGCCGGACGGTGGGAAGCCGGTCGCCTATCGGCGCGCCTCGGGCTACTGCGGCTACGAGTACCAGGGCGGGCTGCACGACTGGCAGAAGCGTCACCTACTGGTGAACGTGGCCAAGCGGCCGGACTTGGTCCTGTCGGGCCAGTCGGTGCAGGACGCGGACGACCCGGCCGTGCGTAAGGACTTGAACGGGTGGGTCAAATCGGCGCTGGACCCGACGCTGGCCAAGGCGCGGATCGGGACGGCGCTGCACCGGCTGACCGAGCAGGTGGACGCGACCGGGCAGATCCCGCCGGTCGGCGAGCACGTCCCGGCATTGACCGCGTATCGGCAGGTGATGTCGTCGTGGTTCGAGATCCTGCACTCTGAGGCGTTCCTGGTGAACGACGAGCTGGGGGCGGCCGGGACTGCGGACCGGTTCGTGGCGTTGAAGGTGTGGATGCAGCCGTGCGACAAGTACGGCCAGGCGGTCGGCGAGCCGTTGCCGCCCGGTACCCAGCTGGTGCTGGATCTGAAGACGTCGGGGAGCGCCGAGTATTTCGGGGCGAAGTTCGCCACCCAGCTGAAGGTCTACCACGGCGGCCAGCTCTACGACCTGCGCACGGGCGAGCGGTCCTCGCCGGGCGAGCTCGATCCGCGGTGGGCGTTGATCCTGCACATGCCCGCGGGCGGTGCGGTGGCCGAGCTGTACTGGGTGGACCTGGCGGTGGGCGCGTACGCGGCCGAGTTGGCTCGTGAGGTGTACGAGGTTGAGAAGGCGGCGAAGGGTGCGATCGGGCGCGCGGTGATCGAGCCCTGGTCGGATGGCCCGTCCACGTTCTCGCCGGTGCTCGCGCAGGAGCCGGGCCGGTCCGGGTTCACGGACCCCGCCCCCGCCGTCGTCACCTCGCCGACCCCGGTCCTGGCCGCGGCCGCGGACACGTTCGCGGGCCAGGTGTTTGCGCATGTGAAGGCGTACACGGACGCGCACCGGCTGCTGGAGGCGATCCGCCGGATCGGCGAGGACACCGGCGCGACCGAGCAGACGCTGCTCGACCTGTACCGCACGAACGCGCGGATCTGGCGCGACGAGCACACCGCGGCCGCGGGCGAGGCGTCGGCGGCGATCGCAGCCCGCGGCGTGCAGGCGGTGGCCTCGTGATCCGCGACCTGGCGTTCGTGGTCACGGTGTGGCTCACGGACGCGGTCATGAACGTGGCCGCGCTCGTGGCCGGGTGGCTGTCGTGAACCGGGGCTGGTTCGAGGACGCGCCGCCCGAGGGCTGGTTCGCCGAGCAGCACCCGGAAGCGGGTACGCGGCCGCGGCCGTATGCGGGCGAGATCGAACCGGCCACGGACACGTTCGCGGCCGTGCCTGCGCCGCGCCACGCCCTCGACGATCCACCCCCGGCCCCGCCCGCGCAGCAGAACAGGTCCAGCAGTCTCGGCCTCCTCACGGCCACCCCAACCAGGCCAGGACCTGCGGCCAGGCCTGGTTGGGGTGGCCGTGAGGAGGCCGAGAC